CGCTATGACCTCTAAGCGTGACCTAAAGCGCATTAACAACCCCGACGACATCATGGCGCTGCCATACAGCATCGTTGGCACCCGCCAGCGGTACAACATCTTTGCCGGCAATTATTGAGGTGACATTATGACCACCGTAGCTATCTCTCAGCTTCCTGAAGCCACCACAACTTCCGGAACCGACGTTTACCCGTTGGTGCAAAGCAGCATTACCAAAAAGATTACGTTCACAAATCTTTTTGCCAATGCCACTGGTATTCCAATTATTGCGGGCACTACAGGAACGCTTTCGGTAGCACGCGGCGGCACAGGCGTTACAACTTCTACGGGCGCGGGAAATGTTGTTTTATCTACTAGCCCTACTTTGGTGGCGCCGGTTCTTGGTGCTGCAACCGCTACAACTATAAATCGGGTAACGTTTACCGCCCCGGCAACGGCGGCTACTTTAACGATAGCGGACACCAAAACTTTTACTGTTAATCACAGTCTTACGCTTGCGGGCACCGATTCTACCACCATGACGTTTCCGTCTACCAGCGCGTCAATAGCGCGCACGGATGCGGCGCAGACGTTTACGGGCACGCAAACCTTTAGCGGCCCTATTGTTGGCGGCGCGCAAGCCTTGTCTGGCGCTGGCGCGGTCAATATCACGCAATTAACCACCAAATTTACTTCTACTGCCACAGGTAACGCGCTGACGTTGGCGGACGGCGTGGAAGGTCAGATCAAGGTAATTGTGTATGTGGCAGAGGCCGCCGGCGGCGACACCGGCATTTTGACGCCTACCAACCTTGGCGCGGGTACGACCATTACGTTCAACGCTATCGGCGACGCCTGTATTCTTCAGTTCCTTGGCACTGATTGGTGGGCTGTGTCGCTTCGCGGCGCCGTGCTGGCGTAATTTATGAAAACGCCGATCCTTGGCTCAACGTATGTGGCCCGCAGCGTTAATGCTGCGGACAGCCGCATGGTCAACCTTTTTCCGGAACTTGTACCGGAAGGCGGCAAGGAACCGGCGTTTCTTCAACGGGCGCCAGGTTTAAGGTTTCTTGCTGAAATAGGCGCCGGCCCAATTCGAGGATTATGGCAATTCGGCGGATTTGGGTACGCCGTGTCCGGTAATTTGCTTTACAAAATTACAGCTTCTTGGACCGCAACGGCGCTGGGCATTGTGGCCGGCAGCGGCCCTGTATCCATGTCTGATAACGGTACGCAATTATTTGTAGCCGCCAACGGGCCAAGCTACATTTACAACGCCAGCACCAATGTGTTCGGGCAAATCACAGACGAAGATTTTCCCGGCGCAGTCACTGTTGGCTATATCGACGGGTATTTTGTTTTTAACGAACCCAACAGCCAAAAGGTGTGGGTAACAAGTCTGCTGGATGGTTTGTCAGTTGATCCGTTGGACTTTGCCAGCGCGGAAGGTTCGCCTGACGGGCTTGTGTCTCTTACAGTCAGCAACCGCGAAATCTGGCTGTTCGGCACCAATTCTACCGAAGTTTGGTACGACGCCGGCACCGCGGATTTTCCTCTTCAGCGCATTCAAGGCGCGTCAAACGAACTTGGCTGCACAGCGCCCTATTCCGTTGCTAAAATGGACAACACCGTGTTCTGGCTAGGCGCCGACGCGCGCGGGCGCGGGATGGTGTACCGCGCTAATGGTTACGTCGGCCAACGCATCTCAACCCATGCGGTTGAGTGGCACATCCAGCAATACGGCAATTTGTCTGACGCTATTGGCTACACATACCAGCAGGACGGCCATTCGTTCTATGTGCTGATCTTCCCGCAGGCCAATACGACGTGGGTGTACGACCTCGCCACGCAAGCCTGGCACGAGCGCGCGGGCTGGACCAACGGCGAGTTTACGCGCCATCGCAGCAACTGCCAAATGGCGTTTAACAATGAAATTGTCGTCGGCGATTACGAGAACGGAAATATTTATGCTTTTGACTTGGATGTGTACGCCGACAATGGTGACATCCAACGCTGGCTGCGGTCTTGGCGGGCGCTTCCGCCGCGCCAAAATACGCTGCTCCGCACGACGCACCACAGCTTGCAATTGGATTGCGAAACGGGCGTGGGGCTTGAACAATACCCCGCGTACAGCGCTGAAGATTTAACGGCTGAAGATGGCGATATATTGATAGCTGAATACGTGCAAAATAATTTAGCCACCGAGTCTAATGAAGAGCTTACTACCGAAGCCAACGATGGTTTTGAATTTATAGCCGATGTGCCCGATTATCCCATTCCGTTTGTACCGCCAATGTACCTGGCCACAACCAGTTACCCAGCGGCCCCCGGCTATAATCCTCAGGTCATGATGCGTTGGTCGGACGACGGCGGCCATACTTGGTCTAACGAACATTGGACCTCTATTGGCCTTATAGGCAATTACGGCAAACGCGCCTTCTGGCGCCGGCTGGGGATGACGCTTAAAATCCGTGACCGCGTGTACGAGGTGTCTGGCACCGACGCGGTAAAAATAGCCATTATGGGCGCTGAACTGCGCGCCAGCCCGACCAATGCCTAGCCCGCCTAACATCACCAATATCCCGGCGCCGCGCGTCCCTATTATCGACGACCGCACCGGGTTGTTGTCGCGGGAGTGGTATCGGTTTTTCTTTAACCTGTTCAATCTGACCGGCGGCGGCGGCAACTGGACATCGCTGCAAGACCTTCAGGTTGGCCCACCTAGTGCCACGGACGAACAGTTTGCCGCGGCCCAGCAGCTTGCGGGCGTGTTGGCGGCGCCTGACGGGTCGGCACAAGAGTCGCAGATCGCCGTGTTGCAAAGCCAGGTGCAAGGGCTTTCTCTTACGCCGCCGCTTACGCCGCAGGCGCCTAACCCTGTTTTTGGGGCGTTTTACAGCACCGTAAACCAGCCCGACGGATCTACCACAACGGCATATCCGCTGGTCTACGACACGATCCAAATAGAGCGGAACGTCGAGTTGCAAAACCGCACGGCGACGTTCACCGCGTCCATCGGCCCCGCCAGCACCACCATGACCGTGACCGCGGTCAGCGCAGGCCCTATATACCCCGGCATGGTCCTCACCGGCACGGGCGTCACGGCTGGCACCTACATCGTGTCGCAGACGACCGGCACGGACGGCAGCACGGGAACGTACGTTGTCAGCGCGTCGCAGACCGTAGCGTCCACGACCATTACCGGGACGTGCAAATCTAAGATCTTCGTGCATGAGGCGGGCACTTACAACGTCCAGTTCAGCATCCAGTTCGTCAACACCGACGCCAGCATCCACGACACGGACGTGTGGATGAGGAAGAACGGCACGAACGTGGCCGACACCAACAGCCAGTTCTCGGTGCCTAACCGTCATGGCGGCGTAGACGGACACTTGATTGGGGCGCTAAATCTGTTTGTGGAATTAGCGCCAAACGACTATGTTGAGTTGATGTGGGCGACCACTAACTCGGCTACTACAATCCAATATATCGGCGCGCAAACCGGGCCTGTCCGCCCCGCCACGCCATCTGCTATTGTAACAATATCTTTGGCATCCGTGCCGTCGAACCAAGGGGTGTAACATGGCCGTTACCGTAACCGTCCTGATCCCGGCCAAGACCGCCGAGAACGCGCAGACGACGCAGTACACTTCGACCGGCGTGACGACCATCATCGACAAGTTTACAGCGACCAATTACAGCGCCGCAGCCGCAACGCTTAGTATTAATCTGGTCACGGCCGCTGGGTCCGCCGGCAACGACAACCTGATCGTCAAGACCAAAACGTTGCAGGCCGGTGAGACATACACCTTTCCTGAGATCGTGGGGCAGATACTGGCCCCGAGCGGGTTCATCTCCACCATCGCCGGCACGGCGTCGGCGATCAACATGCGCGCCAGCGGGCGCCAGGTGACACAGTGACCATAACAATCCGCCGCCCTGAATACGCCGACCTAGGCCGGTACACCGAACTGGCCGTTGAGTTTATTGCGGCGGCGCCGATCAGCAAACTTGTAGAAATCACCCCCGACAACGTGGCGGACTTTTTGGTCCGCGCCATCGACAACCCCGATGTAGGCATGTGGATGGCCGTCAAAGACGGCGCTATTGTTGGTATCTGCGGGGCGCTGCGGTACCCGCTGTACTTCGGCCCGCAACACATTATCGTGCAAGAGTTGTGGTGGTGGCTGACCCCTGACGCGCGAGGCAGCGGCGCAGGGCAGGCACTGTACAAGACGCTGGAAGATTGGGCCAAAGAAAATGGCGCCGCCGCGATCTTTATGATTGCGTTGGACGACGATAGGGTGGAAAAAACCAGT